TGTGTGGTCTGCCCTGCGTTACACCCAAATGGCTAGCCCGAATCCTCAAATATGGGTTTATTCAAACGCTGGAGATCAGCATTCCATAGTGCTAAACAAATTACGCGAACGAGCCTATGCTGCCATTCACGGCGGCTCTGATGATATTGGTTGGTTCGAGTGGTCGGCTCCTAATGGGATTAAATTCGACAACTCATCGGACTTTTGGCTAGGTGTCTGTCAAGCCAATCCGTCACTTGGCTACACAGTCCACCCTGACAATATCCGCGCCGTCTTGTCAGACCCCGAAGATATTGTGCGCACAGAAGTTTTATGTCAATGGGTTGATACCATCAATCCAGTCATTAACCCTTCTCAATGGGAATCTTGTCGAGTCGAGGGTCTCAGACTTGATCCCGAAAAGGACACGTGGCTGGCTATTGATCTCAGTCCCGATAGGAAGCAAGCGGCGCTAGTCGCTAGTCAGAAGCTTGAGGGAGATCAGTTCCAAGTTATCCTTCTGCAAACTTGGCACAATCCGTCTAATCTCGACGACAAGTCTCTGGCTAATGATCTAGCGGATTGGGTGCGTAAGTATCCAGTCCAACTCGTTGCCTATTCAGCGAGAACCGCTTCAGCCGTTGCTGCGCGATTAGCACCGGCAGGAATTCGGACTGAGCCAATAGATGGTCTCGACTACGCCCAAAGCTGCGATGAGTTACTGGGAGCAATCTCATCTCAGCGGTTAGTTCACTCGGGACAAGATGAACTGACTAAACAATGCCTATCCGCCGTCAAGTTGCCTTTCGGTGACGGCGGTTGGGTAATGGGCCGCAAAGTGTCAAATGCAATTATCTGTGGAGCGGTTGCTAGTGCTATGGCGACTCACTTCGCCACAAAATCAAACGATGGCGTAGATATAGTAATTATGTAGCACAGACCCTTTACAATAAAGGCTTAATGGGTGCTATCAGAGATTTCTTCTTTCCACAAGTAACCGCGCAAACGCCGCCGAAGGTTAGCGACGTTACCGCCGCATTGACTCCGGTGCAAATCACCGATTCGGTTTATAACATTCTTGGCGGTGCTACAAATTCAACGCGTCAATTGGCTATGAGCGTTCCTTCAGTCGCTCGCGCTCGCAATATCATCTGCGGCACTATCGGATCACTTCCTCTCACAACATTCAATCGGATTACCGGACAATATGTAGATCCGCACCGAGTTATCAATCAGCCTGATCCTCGCGTTGCTGGTTTCGTAATCTATAACTGGCTTGCCGAAGATATTTGGCTTTATGGCGTTGGCTATGGACAAGTTTTGGAAATGTATTCGACAACCGATGGCGGTCGAGTTAGAGCTTGGACTCGCGTAAGTCCTGAGCGCGTAACAGTTGATACCAATTTTAAGAACACAGTAATCGAGTCATATAAAGTTGATGGTTTAGCGGTTCCGAATACCGGAGTCGGTTCACTTATTCGCTTTGATGGCCCCGATGAAGGATTGTTGCACCGCGCTGGTAAGACAATTAGCGCAGCTGTATATCTTGAGAACGCAGCGGTTAATTACGCTAAAGAACCCAACCCTTCAATGATTCTTAAGAGCAACGGCACAAACTTAACTGCCGAAAGAGTTTCATCACTTCTCAGCGCTTGGCGCACAGCTCGTCAATCTCGCTCGACTGCATTTCTTAATGCAGACGTTGATTTGAAAGAATTTGGCTTTGATCCAAAATCATTACAGTTGGCCGAAGCTCGTCAATATGTGGCTTTAGAATTGGCTCGGGCTTGCGGAATCCCAGCCTACTTCTTGAGCGCCGAAACGACTTCGATGACTTACTCAAACGCTGTGTCCGAGCGGCGCTCACTAGTTGATTTCTCACTTCGCCCCATTCTCAAGGCAATTGAGGAAAGGCTTTCCCTTCCGGATTTCGTCCCTAACCCCGTAATGGTGCGGTTCTCGTTAGACGACTTCCTACGCGGCAACGCTTTAGAGAGAGCGCAAGTTTATGAAATCTTAAACCGCATCGGCGCGATGAGCGTTGAGCAAATTCAACGCGAGGAGGATTTAATTCCTAATGAAGATTAATATGCCAATGGTCGTAACTGCGGCCGATACAGTAAAGCGCACAATCAGCGGAACGATTGTCACTTGGAACGAACAGGGCAATACGTCAGTCGGGCCAACAGTTTTCGCAGCTGACTCAATTGAAATGAAGCCTGTGAAGTTGCTCCTCGAGCACGATCGCACTCGCCCAATCGGTAAGTTGATGAGCCACGAGGTAACACCTAACGGAATTGTTGCCACCTTTAAGATTGCCAACACAATGGCTGGCGAAGATGCGCTAGTTGAGGCAACCGAAGGCCTTCGCGATGGATTCAGCGTCGGCGCACAAATTAACGAGTGGACAAACAACAAGGGCGTTATGCAAATTACTTCAGCAACCCTTGATGAAGTTTCCCTCGTAACTGATCCAGCAATTGACAGCGCTCGCGTTAGCGAAGTCGCAGCTTCCGAGAACGAAGCACCTAAAGAAGATTCTGCTCCGGCAACCGCTGAAGCAGACAACCCAACCGAAGGAGAACAAGTGTCAGACACTACCGTTCCAGCTCCTGCCGAAGAAACGGTAGAAGCTGCTAAGGTGGAAGCCGCTGCGCCACGTCCAGCGTTCTTCACCACTCCTCGCCTTGAGTTCACAAAGGCGAAATATCTCGAAAACAGCATTCGCGCCAAAGTATTTGGTGACGATGCAGCTCGCCAGTACGTTATGGCAGCAGATGACAACACCACAAACAACGTTGGTCTTGTTCCAACACGTCAATTGACTGAAGTCATCAACCCACTTTCAAACGCAGATCGTCCAGCAGTTGATTCTGTATCTCGCGGCGTTCTACCTGATGCAGGTATGACTTTTGAAATCCCACGTCTCAAGACTGCTCCAACCGTAGGCGAAGAAGCCGAAGAAGCAACAATTGATGAAACAGGAATGGAGACAGAATTCGTTTCAGTTTCCGTTAAGAAGTATGCTGGCGGACAGGAATTCTCCGTAGAACTCTTGGATCGTTCATCACCTGCGTTCTTTGATGAACTCGTTCGTCAGATGGAATACGCATACGCAAAGGCAACCGACGTAGCAGTAATCACCGGCCTAATCGCTGGCGGAACTGACGGCGGAAACCGCACAATGAGTGCTGCAAATCTTCTCGATTTCGTCTCCGATGCTGGCGTTTCAATCTACGCTGGAACTCTCGGATTCGCTCAAAACATCATCGCATCACCTCAGCAATGGGGCGCGATTCAAAACCTCAACGATTCCGGACGTCCGATTTATCAGAACTTGATTGGTAACTTCAACCAAGCTGGTAATCTCGTTGCTAACTCAGCAACCGGCAGCCTTCTTGGCTTGAACTTCCGCGTTGATCGCAACCTCACAACCGGTTCTGGTCTTGGCGACAACACCATTATCGTAATCAACCCAGACGCTTATACTTGGTATGAGTCTTCACGTTTCCGCTTGGAGACCGCAACAGTAGCAACCGGACAAATCAAGGTCGCTTACTACGGATACGGCGCATTGGCTACAAAGGTCGGCGCTGGCGCATACCGCTGGATGGTTGAGTAGTAGAACCCCAAAAGTGACGGCCAGTCCGCTCCCGAGCTGGCCTGTCACCCTCTAGATCGAAAGGAAACGAGATGCCAACAATTGTTTTAGCCTCAGAGCTGCGGACGATTCTTGGCGTCTCGTCCTCCCTTTATAACGACGCTTATCTGAACGACATCATTGACGCATCAGAAAACATTATTCTTCCGATGCTTGTTACTTTTCAAAGCAAAGTTAATAAAGTCAAACTCGAAACGAATGTGGCCTACTTTCACACCGCCACCATTCACGAATTCACCGAAGGTCAATCGGTTGTCATCACAAGTGTCGGAGCGCCTTTCAACGGCACTTACACAGTCACAGATGATTTAATTGGCCCCTATGTATTTACCGCCGCCATCACAAATGCTGACGTATTGGAAAAGAACATTATCCCAGCCGGAAACGCTGCGCTCTCTGGTGCATCAACCTATGTGGGAAATGCAAACGTCGAAGCTGCCGTTTTGGCTATTTCTGTCGAAATCTTCCAAGCCAGAACTGCTGCTGGAGGATCAATCGAAGGCGTAGATTTTGCAGTTACACCTTACAGACTTTCAAAGAATTTATTGGCAAAGGTAACTGGCTTACTTGGCCCCTATCTTGACACCGATGCGATGGTGGGTTAATGCCTGCCTCCACAGTTTTATCTTCTATCCGAACACCGCTGGCAACTGCACTCGCCTCCGTTTCGGCTAACGTTTATTCTTACGTTCCCGAAGCTGTGCAAGTTCCAGCGGTTATTCTTGTCCCTGATTCACCTTACTTAGAATTAAACACAATTAACGACTCAACAATCCACGCCAAGATCAATATGACGATTACTTGTGGAGTCGCTTATCTTTCCAACCCAGCATCTCTCGACAACCTCGAGCAGCTGATATTTTCAGTTTTGGCAGTAATACCGGACGGCTACACAGTCGGCCCAGTAGAGCGGCCATCGGTAACGCAAGTGGGTGCAGTCAATTTATTGGTTGCAGATATTCGCGTTTCCACCTATTACACACAGACTAACTAAGGAGAAAAAGTGGCAACAGTAGTTATTACTGGTCGCGACGTTTCGCTATCTTTCACAGGTGGAACAGATATTGAAGCCCAAGCGACAAACGCAGTCTTGACAAAGACCAACGTTCGCGAGACTTATCAGACTCTTGATGGCGAGGCTTACAAGACAGTTAATATCGAAGGCACCTTCCAGCTTGATATGCTTGCAGACTGGGGCAAGGCTAACTCTGTATGCGAAGCACTTTGGACAGCAGCAGAGACCGCACCAGATACAAACATTAACATAACTCTCACCGCTGCAACTGGCGCACAATTTGTTTTCCCAATCCTTCCAGAGTTCCCAACAGCTGGCGGATCAGGAATCGACGCACAGACAGTATCGTTCACCTTCAAAGTGGCAAAGGGTGAAGTAACAGAGACCTTCAGCTAAGAGATCAGGAGAATCGGGAGATGAAGTTAGGAATCACAATTAAATATACGAATGGCGAGGAAGTCACCTACAACGCTGGACTCCCAGAGTGGGCGAAGTGGGAACGCAAAACGGGTAAGTCAATTTATTCGATGAAGGATATTTCGGCTTACCAGCAAGCGGACTTCCTCGACCTAGCCTACTTTGCTTACAAGCGAGA